CATACCATACGTCCGACCCTTACTCATGTCGATGAAGGCATCCCAAAGATGCTGACAATAGTGCGGGAACTCGGGACCAATGAGTTCTTTCGGAACCTTGCCGATCTGCTTCTGCACTTGCAGGAGATGCTGCCTTTCGCTTAGGCCGTCCTTGCCGGCGCGATCTAAGCGAAAGTTGTGTTCGGCGTATTCAAGAAGCCTGGTCTTCGCTATTCCAAAAAAGCGATGTCGTCTCCGATGACGGTTTCGACCTGCTTACGCACCCACGGAAACTTGGTGTAGATTTCGCGGGCTCGCTCTGGGGAGAAGGTTTCTTTCTTCTTCCCAACGCTCAGATTCCAACCCTCAGTACACGCAACCAACAATTCCAACGCTGAGTTGTCCAACTCTTCAGATGTCAGAGAGAGGTTGCCACCAGCCTTCTGCGCAGCAGCAAAGCGCTTGTTCTGCTGCTCATGGCGCTTAGCCTTGTGCTTTGAGGAGTAAGGCCCATGCAGCGTGATGAACATCTCGCTGCCGTCCTCTTCGTTGAGAATGACTTCTTGGGTTTTCGGATTGACGATTTTTACGTCAAGGGTTTCCTTGACCGTTGCAACTGCTTCAAGACCCATCGGGTGTCTCCTGTGTTGTCGGGGTTAATGTCAGGTGGATGGGCGACAGCCCCGACAACCGCCGCCCATCCTAGTCCCGACGTCGGGATTAGGATGTACGGGTGATCTTCAACTGAGTGCCTTCAACGCTGTCGTACAGGGCGACAAACGGCATCTCAATTACACGCGACTGCTCGTTGGCAAGCGGGATCGGCGCACCGTTGTACTTCACACGCGGGAAGTAGAAGGTGTATGGGTTCGCGCCAGTCGGATCGTCAACGCTGACTTGGATCTCACTCTCAGTCTCGTTGAGGAACTTGTTGATCAGCGTGGCGTTCTCTGCGTAGACCGAAAGCGTACCTTCGATGGTCGAACGACCATACTCAAGCGCAGGGGCAACGTCAGAGCCAACAACAAAAGTCGGCGCAAAGGCGTTTGTTACGCTGAAGCTGATCGACGTCACGATGTCCATCAGATCAGTAGAACCAACGCCACCTTCGTAGATCGCACCGTTGTAGCTGTCGAACGGGCTGTTGATAGTGGAAGCCGAAACAGTCTTCCCAGTGCCGCTAATCGTGCCGGTCTTACCAACCATGTCGAAAGATGTCTCGACCATCTGGTTCGGTGCAATGGAGATGTTCAACGTACCGACTGTCATACCAGTGAACAGGCGGAACTGGGTGATATCCTCAAGACGATCTTCAATTGAGAGATACTTCGGTGTTGTACCGACAGTTAGGACGTCTGTGCTAAACGTGGACAACAACGCGCTCTCAAGGAAATCGTCGTAGTTCGCCTTGCGAAGGTCCACTTCAATCGAACCAGCTGCGTTTTTGTTGCCATGACGGTCAACGCGCGGCATGCGGTCAGACTGAATGTCCTGCCCCTGAAGGCGTTCCTTGGTTACGTCCAAAGAGTGTGTCTTGATCGGCAGGTTGGTAAAGGACGTCGCTACAGTGTCAAAATCCGCTTGGACACCGAAAGCGAGAGAACTGCGCGACCCTTGAGCGAATGTTGGCATCTTAGCGTCTCCAAAGGCTAGGTTTCATTCTCGACATTATCATCTTGCACCCATTGTCGCAAGAACAGCGAATCAATCCGCGTATATGTACCAAGCGATCTCCACCGGAACGCAATAAAATGGTTCGCGTTCGAACTGCGCCCCGAGTTCCGCATACTCAATGGACACGTTTATACCGCTTCCAGAAATATCCGTAGAGCCGTCAAACGCCGCCAGAATGGTGTCCGCATAATCGAAGGCTGGTCCAGTGCCGACATCCGTAGGTACGCACACCAGAAGGCGGTACAGACCTTGGTAGCGATGCTGCGGGTTTGGTCCACGCACGGCAGGGCGGCGTGACGTGACGAAGAACTGCACCTCGACATGTTCGTCCGGCGCATTCGCGGTGTACTTCACATTCTCGTAGGCTATCGTTGGAAGCCCTGTCGCAGCCGCCAAAGCCGTGTCGAGAACTGCGCCAATTGTGTTTGTTATCGCCATTGTCAGCCTCTACGTTTCGCAACCGCGTCGTTCACCAACCGAGCAACCTCGCGCTTGGTCTGGGCGTACACCCCATGTTCTGCTTCCACTATAGACGAATATTCCATTGGGTTTCGGAAAACAAAGTTGTTCTGCCCAGGATCAGCCAAGCTACGCACTGCGCCGGCGGCGTTCAGAAGGCCAAATCCATCGATGTCGGCCTTCATATTCTCAAACCCTTTGTTTCGTGCGTCTGGGATCTCGGGAGAACCCTCGCGACTGACGCGAGACGCCTCTTCGGGTCGCACTTGGTTTGAAGTGTAACTTCCGCTTCGTAGCGCCACCTCATGTGTCGAGGCGTAATAACCACTGTCCACAGGACTGACTTGAGAAATGACTTCGGCCATGTTGACCAAGGTTCGATACTTTAACGCACCGACCTGTTGTCGAAGGTCTCGGGCGATCACATCGAAATCCATGTTCTTAACGAAGGCTTTCGCTTGTGTCATCTTAGCCCCTCGTCTGACAGATATACCCCAACACCGTAGATCCAGACTGCATCTTGCGAACAGTCAGAACCTTGACTGTGTCGTCCACGATGTCGCCGGGTTGCGGGGTGTTGTCCATCGGGGTCGCACGAAGAAGTAGCTTCCTGTCGTCTTGCAGGACCGACGTACCGTCCACCTCAACCTCAGTGTATGAGACAAAGACACCCTTGGCTGTCCAACTGAGTGGTGTCCCGCCAGTGACGGTTCGGGTGGCGGGATTGTATGTCCCACCAGCCTTCTCACGAGTGAGGGTCACGTCATAACCGTGCCTGTCTATGATGTTGTTGGCAGCGCTCAGTAGGCTCATAATCCCACATCCCAAGGTCTTGGTTTACCGTGGAAGCATACAACATTTGCGTCGGCTGTAACACCGTCACGTTTCCAACTCACAACCTGACCCGGTAAAACGTCTTGCCAGTACGCCACAGAGCCGAGATCGCAATCGGATATGAAGCCCTGATCACCCCAGCGAGCAGGGGTCTTGCACCGAGCCATGTGCTTCTCTGGGTGTTCCAGAAAACGATCATAGATGCGGCTCATGTCGCCGTTCCACGCCATCAGACCCGAACCCATCTGCGTTGGTTTGTAGAAGTCACGCAACGCGATGAACTCGTGTTTCTCAGCGGCAGCGAGCAAGTCGTCCAAAGGTCCGACGATCATCGTATCGAGGTCCATGTAGAGATACGGACCTTTGAACCGGAACAACTCTATCTTTGCCCACCAACCCGGAAAGCCATGCAGCATTTTGCTGTCATCAAGCACCTCGAACGGATAGCCGCGACATTGCTTTCGCAGTCGTTCGACGTGCTCTTCGGTATATTCGCCACCGCTCCTGAGAACGGTTATGATC